GCGTATTAATGTTTGTTGGAGAGATCATTCCCTCTGGTCTTCTTTTTCTTACTTCTCTTATTTTTTGATCTTTCTAGGATCAAGGTATTTTAATTCTGTAATACCATTCTTAATGTTTTCAGCGTCAATAACCTTTTGATAAAAGATTCTTCCATCTACATACCATCTTCTAAAAATATCGTGCCCTCTTGTGTTAAACTGCATTAGTCGTAACACTTCAGCAAATTCTTGTTCTACACGTACCTTTACTTCTCTACCATAAGGTAGTTTGTCGGTAATTACTTTAACTGATTGTTGATTTTCGTTTGATGTAATTGCTTCGTTGACGATATCCTCTATCGCCATATCACATTCTGGATGTAAAGCAATTTCTCTATATCTTCTTATTAGATCCTGCTCAGTTTTGGCGCTACCATCCATATCGAGGTAGCTGCCAAAAAATCCTCCAGCGGCGACGACTTGTGTGCCGTCATCCGCTTGGGGCATACTGAATTGTTGTTTTGGATCGGTAGGTTTTTTAACCCTCGTAATATTAAATCCAAATAACTCTGGCATAATTTAGTTCTCCTATTATACTACTTATATAAGTTTTAAGTAGTCGTATTTGTTTCAAAATATTGATATTGAAACGTAACGCTAAAATCTTCAACAGCATCATTTGTTGCATAATTTAAAGCTATATCAGATATTTCGTTAGGATAAGCACCTCTCAAAGTATATGATTTTAATGTATTACCATTTCTATCCAACTGGTCAACAAAAACATCAACTTGATAGTCAACAGGATTTGATAATCCTTCGCCATCAGTCATATTGTTGATACCATTTTGCCATCTTTCAAAAGCGTTTCTTAACTTAAAGTTTGTATCGTTAAGAACAGTAACAGACCAATCTCCGAATGTTCTGTCACCTGCGATTTTGATTTGTCTTCCTCTAAATGGCACGTTGATATTACCAACTGTCATTGCAGGAATAGATGTTGATGTACATAGAAATGCTAAGTCTTCTATTTCTCCGCCAACTTGTGCGTAACCAGGGAAAGGCATTGTTACCTTAAACTGATTGGCTCTTGCGCCACCGCCAGCAAGTTTAGCTTTGAAGTCATTTATGTTTGCCATTTTTTATTTCTCCTTCTCTACTATTAACCGCCTGCGACTTCTTCAAAAGAAACGCCAGTTCTGGTTGCGATGAATTGTAATGTGATAAAGTTAATGCTTCTAGCAGGTTTAATGAAAATCTCCGCTATAAACTCATTTCTATCAATTACTTCACCTGTGTTATTTGTTTCATCACATACTACTAAAAAGTCTGTGATACCTCGTCTACCTTGTACTTCTCTTAAAAAAGGTTCTACAATGTTTCTAAAATTTGCTCTTGTAAATTCATCATTGAATTCAAACAATTGAAATTTAGAAGCAGTTGCAATCGCCTTTTCTAAAGTAATAAAAAGTCTTCTTACATTGATTCTATCAAATGCACTTGGAGAAGATAATCCAGTTTTATCTCCAAATAGTACAGTACCTTGTCCAGGGAATGTAGCTACAGGATTAACTCTTTTTGGATATAACTCATCTCTTTGTGATTTTGTAGGATTGAAAGCAAGTTTAGCAGCACCTCGTATAACACCTCGGTTAAAACCAGCAGGTGAATACCAAGAGTCAGCAATAATGTCTGTTCTTGCAGCTAATCCAGCAATGTCTCCGTTTAATGGAACAAGTCTATATACGTCATTGTATCTGTCGTAACAATATTTGTAACCACTATCAAATACAACATATGAAGAAGAACGTACTGTACTAAAGAAGTCAACTACGTTATCTTTTTGTGTATTTGAGTTTGATATGTTTACAACATCACTTCTTTGTGGAGAAGCAAATACAATTGCGTCTTTTCTATCTTCTGCAATTGTAATTAAGTTGTCAACGTGTGTTGATGAACCACTTGGTCCAGCAATAATTAATCCTACATCAACTGTATCAGCATCTGCAAATTTTTCATATGCAGATTTTAACTGACCGTCAGTTACAGTAGAACCATTAGCGCCACCTGATAGTGATTCACTTGATGGTGTATTTACAGCAGTGTATGTTGTTCCACTTGCAGCATTACCCCAATTTGTTCCTGAAGTATTATGATCCATCCAAAATATGTAATTTGATTTATTTTGAATTACAGTTGGATAGTAGTTAATGTCTCCTTGCGGAGTTTTTGCGTCAGAAGCTTTAGACACTTTAGAATATGTTTCTAAAACTGTACCAGGTACACCTGAAACTCCACCGTCTTCGTCAATGACTACAACGTGAATTTCGTCTCCAGAACCTGATCT